TGAATATTATCTCTGAATTGGTGGAGTTTGAAGGTGTAGTCTTACCAAAAAACCGAAAACCTTTGGCATAGATAGGGTAGCTCCCGAATAGATAGTTCCCTGACTATCTTTTCTATGCCTTTTTTCAAAAGATGACTACATAAGAAATAATTGATTTAGGGAATTTTGTACAATGCTAGAACAATGGTAATAAATAAAATATGGGATTACTTCTTGTTAATCAAAAAAGAAAAGGTGTGTATTACAGGGGAGAGAACCTTGAAAGCAAGATAATCTTCACCCGGGTATGGGCAATGCCAACGCCATGGACTTTCTCAATATACCCAATACAAAAACTCCTACAAAAATACATCACGAACGCGAAAAACTGGATCGATCCATTCGCCGGCCGGTTTTCACCTGCAGGAATAACAAACGACCATAATCCTAACATGAAAGCAAAGTTTACTATGGAAGCAATCGACTTCGCTAATATGCTAACCGGCCAGTACGACGGAGTATTATTTGACCCGCCCTATTCCATGAGGCAAATATCAGAACACTATAAAACAATGGGAAAAAAAGCAACACAAAAACAAACATCAATGAATTTCTACGAACCAGTAAAAAGCGCCATATGCGGTAAAATATCACCTGCAGGTTATGCTATCTCTTTCGGGTGGAATACCAGCGGATTCGGCAAAGCAAGGGGATTCAGAATAATTGAAATAATGGCCGTGGCCCACGGGGGAGCTAGGAATGATACCCTCGTAACAGTTGAGAAAAAAACGTAAAAAGTAAAGGTTAGCGCAAGCGCTAACAAGCCCCTAATAAAAACACGCCGAAGCCCTTCGGCGTTTTTTTATTGGAGCTAGTAAAAGAAGCACAGCAAGGCAAGGATAAACGCAGCACAAAAAGGACTATTTTAACACGGGCAGGTCTAAAGCGTGGCTTCGTTACGCCCAGCGAGAGGGTAACAACCTCTGCCTGCTCTAATTATTATGAGTTACCACACAAAACCCGGTTACAGATGGGCTTTCCCCAAGCACAGGCTAAACTGGCAAGGGAAATGCCTAAGATTTGATTGTAAGAACAGAGGAAAGAAATGCGAGGAGTGTTTTAGATTTAATAAGTATGAGAAGAAAGGTGATAAATAGATGGGACGACCACTTAAATTTCAAACAGAAGAAGAACTAACAGAGAAAATCAACGAATACCTTAATAACTGTCCGGACACAAAGACAGTATATTTTAAGTTAAAGGACGATGTTATAGAAAAAGAAGTTCCTTGCCCAACAATCACGGGATTAGCTTTATTTCTAGGGTTTTGCGATAGAAGTTCATTTTATGACTATGAAAAAAGATCTGTTTTTAAAAAAGCACTCGAAAAAGCAAGAAAGAAAATAAAACCGTTAAGTAATAAAAAGAAATATGATTATCCGAAAGGGTGTTCTCCTAAAGAGAGATTGATATTTAGGTTGAAGAAAGACCCCAGATTTAGATTAAAATTTAATTTTGCTTCAAGATTAAGAGGGGCGTTGAAAACTAAAAAGAAGGGAACGACCTTCCAATGGTTGGATTATAGTTTAGATGATTTAATTAAACACTTAGAGGAGAGATTTAGAGAAGGGATGAATTGGGATAATTATGGCGAATGGCATATAGACCATATTGAACCTATTATAAATTTTAAATTTAATAATATTACAGATGACGCTTTTAAAGAATGTTGGAGCTTGAATAATTTACAACCTTTATGGGCAAAAGAAAACTTCAAAAAGGGTGTGAGATAAAGTGGCAGGAATAACAAGAGAAGAACAACAAATTAAGAAAGAGGTACTTGGAAAGTGTTGGCAATATATCCGTGACAACTTTCATAAGTTTAAGGAAGACAAGAAGATAAAGGTTGCTCTTGAGCTTATCAAGAAAGATATACCTGCCCAATTAGAACATTCAGGTGAAGTAAGCCACAATGTTTTCTTTGATGAAATGCTAAGGAAAGCCAAAGAAGTTGATGAATAAAAAAAAAGCAATTAGAAAGGCAAAGAAAAACTTAGTTAATTTTAGGAAGATATTATTAGCAACAGGCGAAGATGAGGTTGAATCAGCACCTTTTCACTATCAATGGTCGGATTTACTTCTTGATGATAACCAACACACAGCAATAGAAGGCTTTAGACAATCAGCTAAGTCAAGTTATGTATTAAGAGCCTTCCCCGCTTATGCAATAGCTTTTCCGGAAAGAAAGAGAGATTACATAGTTATCTTAAAGGCAAATGCGAGGCTTGCACAGGCGAAACTTAAAGAAATAGAGAGAGAAACCCTAAGTAATCCGATAGTAAGGCAAAGGATTAAGAAAGTAACCGATCAATCAGCAGAGAGATTTTCCCTCGAAGTTTATTACACACCAGAGAAAACAATCAATGTAACTATCGAGGCTTATGGAAAAGGGGCAAGTATTAGAGGGTTATCCAACCAAGACAGACGCCCAAAGATAGTCATAGCTGATGATTTACAAGACCTAGATGATGCAAGAAGTGATACAGTTCAAGAGAATGACTGGCAATGGTTTGTTTCCGATGTAATGTTTCTAGGGAAAAAAACAAGAATATTCTTAATTGGTAACAATTTAGGCGAAAGATGTATTATCGAAAGAGTATTTGCCAATAAAGATGAATTAGGCTTTAAAACTTACAAGATACCAGTATTAAAAGACGGTAAGCCGACTTGGAAGGATATGTTTACCGTTGAAGAGATAGAAAAAGAGAAAGAAGCCTATCGAAAGATGGGAAGTATCAGCGATTGGCTAAGAGAAAAGATGTGTGAGGCAGTATCCGAGGAAACCCGCATCTTTAAAAAAGAAGATTACAGATATTACTCTTGGCGGACAGTTGATAAGTTAACCAGAAATTGCAGAGTAAAGGCAACACTTGATCCGGCTTCAAGCACCGAACAACACGCTTGTTATAGAGCAATAGTAGTTAATGCAGTAGATACTCAAAACAACTGGTTTATTGTAGATGTTCCTTTTGGTAGATGGGACTCGGCTTTATTGATAGATAAGATTTTTGATACAGTCAAGAAATGGGATTTAACAGAGTTTGGCATAGAAAAGGGGATATTCAAGCAAGTATTAGAACCTTTTATCTACAAGGAAATGAGCCAAAGGCAAGTATTTTTTAACATTATTCCCTTAGAACACGCCAAAAGAGGCACGAAACTAGAAAGGATTAAACTCTTACAACCACGCTTTAAGGCTCATACGATATGGTTTCCAGACAATGCAGAGTGGTTATCAGAGATGGAAACAGAACTAGCAGGAGTAACTAAAGACGAGATAAAAAGCCTTTATATAGATTTAGTAGATGCTTTAGCAATGCAGGAACAAATTGCAGAAAGACCAATGTTTAGAAACAGAAAAGGAAAGAATTTACCACGCCTCGCAGACTCAGAGGCTCAGTTAATGTAGGAGGATAATTATGGCAATCGGCTCAACAATGGCAGCAATAGCGGCAATTACCGCAGCAACAGGTTTTGCAGCAAGTTCTATTATATCAGCATCAAATCAACCGGACACACCAGAACCACCGAAACCGCCAGAACCACCAAAGGTAGAGGACGCACAAAAACAAGCCAAAGACGACCTTAAAAGACGACAGGGTGCGGTAGGAAAACAACAAACAATAAGTGCAGGTTTATTAACCGAGGAAGCTGATACTAAGAAAAAGACCTTATTAGGCGGATGATTAGAAAACCTCAACTATCAGATACTAAAGACCTAGTAAACCTATGCAGGTTATTCTGGGAAGAAAGCCTGAAAGAATACGGTCTAGGCTGGAATGAAGAGGACGCAACACAGACAGTAATCAACTTTATAAATACTCTTAAGTCTTTAGTACTAGAAAAGGACGGAAAAGTAGTTGGCGTAGTAGCAGGGATAGTTGTACCGAGCTTTTTTAACCATAAAAGCAAGATATTCACAGAGGTTATCTGGTATGTTTTGCCTGAATATAGAAGATACGGGCTTAAATTATACGCTGTACTAGAACAAACTCTTAAAAATCAGGGCATTAACAAGATAACAATGATAAATATGAGCAACTCAAAAGCAGGTAAGATTGGCAAATTCTATCAGAAGAAAGGCTATCAGTTTATGGAGACAATGTGGGTGAAAAGTTTATGACAACAAAGGAAAAAAGAAGGTTATATAACAAAAAATATTATAAAGAACACGCTGAAAAAGCGAAAGCATATGCAAAGGAATATCGTAAAAATAACAAAAAGGTTCGCAAAGTATGGAGAGAAAAGAATAAAGAAAAAATAAGAATACAGTCAAAAAAACGATGGGAGAAATACTCTAAAGATAACCAATTCATAGAAAAGTTACAAGAATATCGGAAGAATAATAGGGGGAAAAAGAGAAAACAATTGAGAGAATGGAGAAAGAATAATTCTCTAAAAGTAAAAATATATAGCCAAAAGGACAATTTAAGAAGAAGAAAAGCAGGGAAGGTAACAACAGCGTTATTGCAGTTAGTGTATGAAAGAAATATTAAGAGATTTGGACGACTTACTTGTTATCTTTGTGGATTGCCTATTCAACTTGGGGAAGAACACTTAGAACACAAGATACCTGTTTCCCGAGGTGGGACGAGTGTTTACGAGAATTTGGGGATAGCTTGTGCTTCTTGTAATAGTTCAAAACACACCAAGACAGAAGAGGAATATAGAAAATATATGGAGAATAAGGAGATAAATTATGCAGCGTGAAAAACAAATAACAAGCAGGCTTGAGGAACTAAGAGAAAAAAGACAAAACTGGGAGTCTTTCTGGCAAGACTTGATGAAATACTGTATCCCCCGCAAGGCGAAGGTAAACACAACCAGAGTCCCCGGAACTAAACTACACGATGATGTCTATGACTCAACAGCAGTAACAAGCTCTCAAGTCCTAGCAGCAGGCTTACACGGTTACCTCACAAACCCTTCAAGCAAATGGTTCTCCTTACAAACTCAAGACAAGTCCTTAATGCAGGACCAAGATGTCAAGATGTACTTCAAACAAGCTGAGGATAAGATATTTGATGTATTAAACGGCTCTAACTTCTCACAGATGATATTTGAAACCTACCACGAGTCAGGCGTTGTGGGAACTGCTACTCTTTATGAGGAAGAGGACGAAAAGGATGTAGTAAGGTTCTATTCCCGTCCGGTAAGGGAGATATTTATAGACGAGGACTCAAGCGGGAGAGTTAACACGGTTTACCGAGTATTTGAGCTAACAGCAATCCAAGCCTATGAAAGGTGGGGCGATGACTGCTCAGATAAGGTCAAAAAGGACATAAAAAACCAGAAATACGGACAGAAATACACCTTTATCCACGCAGTAGAACCAAGAGAGATAAGAGACACCTCAAAAGCAGATAGCAAGAACTTTCCTTTCCGTTCCGTGTATATGGATGCAAAAGAAGAGAAAATAATGAGTGAGAAAGGGTATTTTGAGTTCCCTTACTTTGTAGTCAGGTTTAATAAATTAAGCGATGAGACCTATGGATATTCTCCGGCGATGACTGTATGGTCTGATATTAGAATGATTAACCGAATGAGTAAGACTATTATCCGCTCTGCTCAGAAGATTGTAGATCCACCGATAGTATTACCCCACGATGGTTTCTTACTACCGATTAAGACCCAACCAAATGGGATAAATTACAGGACTTCCGGCTCAGGCGATGACAAGATAGAACCTCTAAACACAGGTGCAAATATTCCCGTTGGTATGGAAATGGAACAACAACGCAGGGAAGTTATAAAACAAGCCTTCTTTGTGGACTTATTCTTAATGATGCAGAGAGAAAAGGCAAATATGACCGCAACCGAGGTAATTCAGAGAGTAGAAGAGAGAATGTTAGTTCTTGGACCAATCCTCGGCAGGTTAATGAGTGAGTTACTTGACCCGATAGTTACAAGAACATTCAATATCTTACTAAGAAAAGGACTCTTACCGCCACCACCTGAAAGACTAGCCCAAAGACCTTACTCAATAGAATACATCTCTCCACTAGCTAAGGCACAGAAGTCAAGTGATTTAAGAGCATTGACTAACACCTTACAAATCATAGGCGAGATGGCTCAGGTTAAACCTGAAATATTAGATGTAATCAACGGTGATGAGACGGTAAGGCAAATTGCAGATATTAACGGAACTAACCCTAAAATCATTAACAGTCCGGAGATAGTCCAGAAGATTAGGCAACAAAGAGCAGAAATGCAGGCAAAGGTACAGCAAATGGAGATGCTGAAAACGGGTGCGGAAACCGCAGAAAAAGCCACAAAGGCAGAGAAAAACTTAAAAGAAGGGAGGTGATATGAAGCTAGACAGAAGAGCTATCGAAAATCTAAAGCAGTTACAAAGCGATTACAAAAAAGTATTCGATAGCGATGCAGGTAAAAGAGTTCTCGATGATTTACAAAGGAGAGGTTATCTCCACACCACAACCTTAGCGGATAACCAATTAAAGATGGCTTACCGTGAGGGAATGAGGTCAATGGCATTGCATATAAAAACAATGCTTGAATATGATTTTGAACAAGTAAGAAAAAGAATAAAGGAGGCAGATAATGGCTGAAAATCTTGACCAACAAGTTGACAATCAAGACCAGCAGGATACGCAGGTTAACCAAGATACACAAGTTAACGACACACTAAATACTCAACCCGACTGGAAAGCAAACCTTTCCGATGAGTATAAACAAGACCCGGCATTAGAGAAGTTTAAGGATATAAACGGGCTAGCAAAAAGCTACAAGAACCTAGAGAAACTAGTAGGCAGAGAGAAACTTCCAATCCCACCGGAGAACGCAAGCAAGGAAGATTGGGATTTAGTTTACTCTCGCTTAGGCAGACCGGGAAGCCCAAACGAATACGAGCTACCAGAGGAAACTGTAAACAAAGTTCCTCCTGAGCTAAGAAATGAGGAAGAACTAAAAGAGTTCAACAAAGCAGCCCACGAGGCAGGCTTAACAGGTCAGCAATATCAACAGATTATGGACTGGTATTACGACCAAACAGGACAAAAGCTCGGTAAAATGCAACAGGAAAAAGACCAAGCTAAACAAAAAGGCGAAACAGCCCTAAGAAAAGAATGGGGAAAAGCCTTTGATAGCAAACTACAACTAGGCGAGAAAGTCCTAGATGAGTTCGGCTCAGATGACCTAAAAGCAAAGATTAAACAAAACGGTCTAAACAACGACCCAGAGTTTATCAAGTTCCTCTCTAAAGCAGGCGAAGGCTTGTCAGAGGACACTATAAGCGGAAAGCCTAAAGGTGCGTTAATGACACCAGAGCAGGCTCAACGCGAGGTGGCAAAAATAATGGGTGACCAAAAGCACCCTTACTGGAACAAGGACCACGCAGAACATAAATTCGCTGTTGAAAGAGTAGAACAACTCAATTCAATGGCTTATCCAGAATAGAAAGCAATAGACAAGCGAAAGCCCTACTGCTTTCTATAGTTTTTAAGGACAACTCCCAACGGAGCCCACAAGTTTAGTAATGAGACCTTTTTTAAGATAATCTCAACAGGTTTAGGAGGACATTTTGGTTGAAAGAGACGCTAAAGGTAGATTTGTTAAAGGATTTGGGAAACATTCTGAAGCTACCAAAAAGAAGATTGGGGAATCTCTTGGAAAAGGAGAAAAACACCCTAGTTGGAAAGGTGGTAAGGGAGTTTGTAGAGTTTGTGGAAAACCTATGACAACCCACCATCGTAATAGGTGCAGAGATTGTTTTCTTAAAGACAAGACAAATCGGAAGAAATGGCGTGAAGCTATGACAAGAAGGCGTCTCCATTACAAAGGGGGAATATCACCTCTTGCCCACAGTATCAGGAATTTACCTGAGAATAGAGATTGGATTAAGGAAGTTTTCAAAAGAGATAACTACACTTGCCAGTTTTGTGGGAAAAGAGATGGTAGTTTTTTACACGCCCACCACATTAGACAGTTTAAGGACATCTATCAAGAGTTCTTAAATACTTATTCTCAATTTTCACCGATGGAGGATAAGGAAACACTAATAAGGTTGGCGATAAAATATGAGCCTTTTTGGAACAGCCAGAATGGGAAGACCCTCTGTAAGAAATGTCACAAACAAGTACATTTCAACACCGTAGGAGGTGAGTAAAATGGGAGCAATAACCACAGCCATGGTTAAGATGTTTGCATCAAATGTTCAGCATCTTGCTCAAGCAAAAGGGTCTCGCCTTAGAAATGCAGTTAGGGTTGAAACAGGCGTAGT